ACTGGCCGACGAACGACTTGAACTCGTGTTCGGTGATGTTGCCCTCGATGGCGTTGCCGCCCAACGGGTTCGGCCGGTCACAGACGACGACGCGTTTGCCGAGCCGCTTGGCCGCGCGCATGCAGTTCGCCATCGTGTAAATGCGGGCAAACACGATAATGGAGTGTCTTTAAACACGATAATGCCCGGAATTTCGGTTTGATACAGTCAAACGGAATCGGCCGGTAAAGATCGTCATTCCGGTCATCGATGGGTGAGGCCCGACCGCAGAGGGGTTAACCGGACGGCCCCGATCGAGATAGTCACACCTCGAGGAACTGCAGACCATAGTTGATCTGGTTATAGCCGGCCTGCTGCTGCGGGAAGGGTGAGGTAAAGAGCACCTCGGTGTCGCGAGCGGGTGAAAATGCATCATCTCTATATATAAAGGAAGTGCCGGGGTATTTCTGGTCCCAAAATGCATACGCGGCATCATACTCCTCCACCAGCCGATCTTCAAAGCTGGCCTCAAAACTCTTCTTTGCTGCCGATTTAGATCTCGCCTTGGTCGCACCGCTGACCGACCGTGATGCGAGCACGACCTTATCACCGGTGAGGCCGCGAGCCCAGTTTGGTTGAAACGGAAAGACGTCCAGGTCGGACTTATCACGCTTCCAAAGGCGATATTTCATCGCCAAATATTCATAAACCTGATGCCTTTCGAAATCTGCGAGGACCCGATCGTAAAGCATCTGCTCGACGAAGAACCCTTTCCATCTGCGGGTTGACCCTGCATTTCGTTGCATCCCGACCTGAATGTCGTCGAACGTGACGCCGCTCGATATCGACACTTCAAAAATGCTGATCGAATCGTTGAACGAGGCCTGCATGTTGTTCTCGTTAAAGCTCGTGTCACGCCGGCGATAGGAGTAGGTCCCAAACGTCTCGAGGTTGAGGTCGAAGAACTTCGTCGAGCCGGGATTTCCCACGAGCAGGTCGCCGGTCGTGATCCCGCTCAGCAGCCCGGCATAGCCCGGATCGCCCGACGGGAAGGCCGCATCTTCATACGCCGCAATCACAAATGCGTGGCGAACTGTCACGTTCCCAACGGCACTGCGAAGAGGCGGAGGAACGTCAACACCGCTGAAATACATCCCGGGCAACCCGTTTATAACGTCGGCCGTCAGAACCGTCGCATTTCCGGGCCCGATGCCGCTGTCGAGGTGAAAGCCGTTGCCGCTGGCGTCGTCAACCCCCGCACCTGTGTCGGTCGTGTCTGCCGCGTGCCACGCCTTCAGGCCCTTTCGCGGTATCCAGTCGCCGGACGTCCATTTTGTAGGAATCAGGGTCATTTCTTACCTCAATTAGCTCCTGTATCCGATCAGCCAAACTTTAAGGCCGGCTCCTGCGATCGTCGAGCCGACCTGGTCGATGTCCATTGTGATCTCCGCGTCGTCGGCAAGTGCCGCGTCCGAAATCACCGCTGGCGTAGCCGCGGTTGTCGATGTCTTTTCGGTCGCATCGATACTAAGTTTGGTCGATAGTATCGATACTCCGGCCTCATTGATGTCAACGATGACGGACGCTCCTGTCGGTGCCGTTGCGACCGACGCCCGAACGGCCGTCAGCGTCATTGCAAAGGGCATTCTGAAAGTCACCTTTGATGTGCCGACGGCAATAGCGGTAGTTTCGTCTGAGAGAGCAAAGCCGATCTCGACCTGTCGCAAATACCGTAGTAAAAGGCGGTTGATCGCGTCCGGAGTCTCCGAAACGTCGACGAAGGGAACGTAGTCGTTGAGCGGGTCAATGACTGTTTCGAACGATGCGGTTGAAAGTTCAATATCTGCCATGCGGTCTCCTTACGGGTTAAATACGATCTGCTCACCGTTGAACAGCAGGCTATAGCCGTTCAGTTTAAGCCTCTGGTTCGGGTTGAAAATAATAAAATCGCCAAGCAGCTTGAGGAAATCCCCGTTGAGTACCAGTGCGTCGCCGGTGATACCTAGTGCACGCTCGGTCCATTCTTCCAGCGTGAACTGCCGCTCGTCCGGCGTCCCTTCGCTGCTGTCGTCGTTCGCCTCGATGACGAGCATCTGCTTGGCCGTCACGTTGAGGAACTCGACGTCGACGGCGACGGCATCGCCGGGCAGAACCTTATAGCTGTCGGCCGTGCCGGTCAGTTGATAGTCGAAACGCCCGTCGCACCGGCGTTTTACCAGTGCCTCCATGGTCCGGTAAGCCTGATGGACGGTGGTGTTGTAGAGGTTTATCGACTGCCCGTCGATCCTGCGGCCGGCCGCTGCGATCAGGGCATCACGCTCGATCACGACCGGGTCTATCGGCTCCTCGAGGTACTGCGAATCAACGTCGCGAAAGGCGGCCTGCCAGCTATTGCGAAGCTGCAGGATGTCACGCGGTACGACGCGGAGACTGCCATCGACGATATTTGCGTTCGTAAAGCTGAACGACGTCGACGTGAGCTGCTCGAGGCAAAAGAATCTGAGCTTGCCGTTGACCTCCTGATACGTCGAATTGCAAAGGTTCAGGATCTCGCGGACCGCATCATCAAGCCGCGTCGGAGCGGCAAAGAATGGGTTCGTCTCGTACCGCGGGCGGCTGACGGTCTTCGGAAAAAGTGCCCGGTGAGTTACGACCTCGCGGTCCTGTGATGTCGATTGCCATTCCAGCTTAAGATCGGCCGTGCCGGTCGTGTGCTTCCATTCGACCTTTATGTCGTAATATTGCCCCGCGGTCAGGGCGATCGTCGCCGAATGGGTGCCGGTCGTCGTCCATTGGTCGATTAGCGGAGTGGCCAGATTATTGACCCAAACCCTCGCACCGTGCGTGTGCGTTATATAAAAGGTATAGGTCTCGGTGTATTTCGGCTTTACCAGGCCTTCGAACCGGGCTGAAAAGTTGTCGGTATTGACGCCGATGCCCGGGCTGCCGCTGGACGAAACGAACTCGACGTAAGGATCCACGCGGTCGATCACCTGGGTGTCAAAATCGACGCCGTTGAAATATTTGGCCGAAAGGCCAAAGCCTTCGATCGGCAGCAGCGAATAGTCGAACGAAATGGTAGCGGCCAGAAAGTCACGCCATGCGGTCCATGCTCCCCAATCTATCCGTGTGGTCGGACGACGGCCTAACCTAATAATGAGGTCCGCGACCTGCAGTGCCGGGTTGGTTGAATAAGCGGGCGAGCCGACCGTCGCACCGCTCGAATCGTAGTTCTGCACCTTCATTGTGCGGAAGCGGCCGGCAAGGCCTGTCGGCGGGTTGGTCTTCGTGTCAAAATCGCCCATCCCCGACTGCAGCTCGGCTCTGATCCACGCAAAGCCCGAGTGAGGCGTGTCGGTGTCAAAGACGGCGTCCTGGCCTTGCGTCGGGTCGGCCATGCCTGTCGACTGAATGCCGGGATAAAAGACGTAATCGGCCGTCGGGATCTCGACGCCGTTCCACCAAAGGCCCTCGACGCCGTCCCATGGGCCTCGGCCGAGCATCTGCTGCAGCGTGATCACGTGCGTCGGGTCGGTGCCTGCGACCTTCGATTTGGTCAGATAGCCGCTCGCCATGTGCAGCCCGTAGGCTACTGCCATGAAGAGGCTTTGTCCGTCGACGCCTTTGAGGTGATTGATGACTGCCATTAGTTCTCGGGGCCTCCGACCGGCTTTACGTTATTGTGGCCGGCGATCGTCGCTTCAGGCCGCTCGCCGCTGCAGAATATGTGGTTTCCGGTCGTCTCGATCATCACCACGTCGGCCCGCTGCTGGGTTCGCCTGATCGTTTTTGCGACCGATTGCACCGGCCGGCCGTTTGACCAGGTCAGAACGCCCGCTCCCGGCTTCAGCCATTTGACCCCGCAGCCGTCGGCGTCGGCGATATCGCGGATCACCGGATGCGTGCCCGTCACGTAGGTCTTCGCACCGTTCGCGGCCGTCACTTCCCAGATCTGCTGTCCGGCGACGAGCTGGGCCGAGACGACCGTATTCCAGCCCTGATTTATGGGGTCCCAGATGTGGTCTCCCGCCTTTACGTGCTTCGCACGCCTCGCGACGCGGTTAAATTCGCTGTCACCGCGGACGAGGATGTACTGATCGGAACGCGGACACGTCGGAAATCCGGGTATGTCACCGCCGCCGCCTGCGGGCGTATCGACCGGACCGCTCGGTGCTTCGGGTGCCTGCGGATCAGGGAACTCCATTCCGCCGAAGCGGTATTCATTCGCCCGGCCCTGACAGCCGAGCAGCGACCTCCGCATGTGGTTGCAAGCCGTCTCGCTGCCCGAATAGCCGCAGGTGTCCGACTGCTTAAAGACCCATTGGCAGTTTTCAGCGAGCGTCGAATTAGCGATGACATAGCCTGCCGCCGTCAGGTCGTGGACGATCTCGATCACGGCCTCGTTCTCGGTTATCTCGATCGGGATCACCTGGCCGCGAAAGAGCTCAGCCCATTCATCTACCGTAAAGTCCTGCTCGTCGCGAAAGAGGCGGCCTACGATCGCCTCGGCCTTGGTCCATTCCTCGTCAAAGATCGAACCGCCGAAGACCTTATCGATATTCTGGATCCGGGCGACGACGCGGTTGGTCGAGACGGCTATCGATTGCTGGATCTGGTCGCATTGCCGCAGCTCGGGGATGTAGTCGTGCGAGTTCGCCGTAAATGCGTCGGTCGCCAGGTAGATCGGCGGTCCCGAGGTCGGGATGATGTCGAGCGTCGTCTGGGTATTGATCGACCGAAGGGCCAATAGATCCGACAGTCCCGATGATACGTCTCTCGCCATCTACGCCCCTCTCCGCTTTTGCCTGAGCCTGTCATTGGCCGTCATGTCCTCGATCTTGAGTTTTATTTCGCGTTCGACGTCGGTCGAGCTTTTAATCGCCGTCCGGACCATGCCCGCCGAATCGATCGAATGCTCAAAGACGAACGTCAGTTCGAGGGGCTCGCTCTGAGCCGGCTGAACAGCGGGCTGCACCACCATGCCGCCGCCTGCATAGCCCGGTATTCCGGCGTTTCGGAACGGGTCGAAACCGGCGTTCGCCCTTACCTGATACTGCTGCATTGGGTTGAGCACCATCTCGCCCGGGGCAAGACGGGCATTTATCGTGTCGTGTCCGCGATATTGGCCCGGCAGCATGCCGTTGACGCGTCGATAGTTTTCGACCATCGCCCGAAAGTCCTTTGAGATATATCCGCCGCGGGCAAATTCGGGAATGATGCGCCGCTGTCGCTCGCCGGCCGCACGTGCGACCTCGGCCGCGGCACGCAGTTCCTCAAGCAAAACATCGGCCTCACGCGTCCGCTGTGCGATCAGCGTTTGTGCCTGTTTGCGGTACTTTTTCGATTCGAACTGCAGCCCGAAGCCGCTCGCGATCTGGTTTCTCAGCTCCTGTGCCCGCGAGATAGCAGCGTCCGGCGAGACCCGCAATGTGCGCACGTCAGCGACGAGCTGCCGCAGCTCTTTCAAGGCGTCGGTGAAGCCCTGATTCAGTGCCGGCATCTTCTCTTTCTTGTCGCGTTTTCGCTTCGGGTCGCCGCCAAAGACGCGCATCAGAATGCCGCCGAGAGCACCGATGCCCGCCCCGATCGCCGCACCGATCGGTCCGCCGACCATAAAGCCTATGCCCAGGCCTGTCGAGGCGAGAGAGATGATATTTCCCGCGGTTCCGCCGATCGCACCGCCGAGGATGCTGCCCGCGGCACTCGCAACGCCGATACCGGTCGAAAGCCCGCCCTGGAAAAGCTGACGTCCGCCGAACGATCCGCCAAATGCTCCGCCCGTCGTTCCGCCCAGCGTCTGTATGCCGCCTCCCGAACCGCCGCCGCCAAAGCCGCCTGCTCCGCTGAATGTCGGCGTTCCGCCCGGCCCGATTCCGCTGACGCCGCCGCCGAATATGCTGTTCAGAATTCCGCCGAAGATCCCGCCGTTGCCAGAGCCTGACTGCTGTGCCTGTTGCTGGTTGCCGCCCTTGAAAAACAGCTTGAAGAATTGCGACGTCAGCCATTCGGCCGCCATGTCGAGCAGAAAGCTCTTGAACTGCCGGTAGATGTTCTTGAAGAACGCCCCAAAACCCTCGTTTGCCAGCACGTCGAGGTGGCCGCGGATCGTGTTGTACATGTCGTCATACGCCCGTCTCGCTTCCTGCTGGGCCTTCATCGATTCACGCAGAGCGTCGATCTCCGTGGCCCGCTGACGTGCGGCCGCCTGCTGCTCCGGCGTCAGCCGTTTATAGGCTTCGCTCAGCTCGAGTATCGCGACGCGGGTCATCTGGATCCCGGTCGTGTATTCCTGCATCTGTATCGTCAGATCGAGGATCTCGCTATCGAGGCCCGAGATCAGCGACTGGTAAGCCTGCTCGGCCGCGATCAGATCACTCTTTGCCTGTCGCTGCTTCAGCAGCTCCAGCGTCAGGCCTTGCTGTTTCGCAGCTTCCTCGATGATGCCCTGAATGACGAGCTTTTTTACCTCAGGGTCGCTGTACTCGAGTTCGTCCAGGGCTTTCTCCAGCAGCAGCAGCTCCTGCCGGTTAGCGATCGTGATACGCTCGACGTCGGTCAGCTCACGCCCGAGGGCGATCTGCTGATCAAGCTCCTGCAATGTGCCCTGCAGGCCGATCCGCGTGGCTGGGCCGCCGCGTTCCTGTGCCAGAAGTGCGTCCTGTGCTGACTTTATGAACGCGTCGTCGATACGTTTCTGCTCTTCCTTGGCCTTCGCCACGGCCTTTAGCTTGTCGAGCGTCGCCCCGAGTGCGATCGCCTGATCGGCCAGCTCTTTGTTTACGAGCAGAACTCCCTGCTGCATCAGCCGCTGTTTGACGCCTGCCTCTTCCGAAGTCTGTCCGAAATAGTCGATCTGGAGGCTGAGGTCTTTGATGATCTGCTTGATACGCTTGGCATCCTCCGCGTTCAGGTCTTTCTCTGTCTTGGCTGCCGACCTCCGTCCACCGGAACGCGGGCCTGCCGGATCTCCTGAAAAATACGGGATATCGTAATTTACGCCCGGGATCCGTGTCGCGACCTCGTTTTGAATAGCTGGGTTGACAGGCAAAAGTGGAGTGTCGCGATAGAACCGGGAACGCTCACGCTGCAACTGATTTTCACGAGGTGAGACCGTGCCCGACGGTGCCGTAAAGATCACGCGAAAGACATCCACCAGGCCGCGAATGTCGTCCACTTCACGCTCGATCTGCCTGACAAGCCCGCGTACGGCATCGGCGATGAACGATGCCCACTCCTGCACCTCTCCGCGATTCTCGCGAAGCCATCCGTTGATATCTCTGAACACGTCACGAACGACCGGCAGCAGCTCACGTCCGAGCGTCAGGCCGATGCCGCGAAGCATTGCCTGAACCTCAGCGAAAGCACGGTTGAATTCAGCAGCCGCCCTTACGTCTTCCTCGCTCAGCATGATGCCGAGCTCGCGTGCCTTTGCCTTCAAAGCATCGAGATCTCCGCCAAATTCCTTCAGGAACGGCAGCAGTTTTACGCCTTCTTCACCAAACGCGTCGATCGCGGCCGTCGCCTGCTGAACGCCCGGCGGCAGTGCCAGGACGATCTTTATTGCCTGAGCAAATGCACCCTCGAGGTCGCCGGCCGCTTTCTTCGCGTCGATGCCGAGCCGCCCCATTCGCTCGATCGCTTCTTTCTTGCCGTTGTTGGCGTCGCCGATCAGCTTTGTAAAGTTCTTGATCCCGGTGCCGATCTCGTCGAACGAGCGGCCCGTGAGGTCAGATTGTGCCTTTAACGCCGATAGCAGCCCGATACTGAGGCCGGTCATCTCGTTCGCCCGGCGGATCTCGGTCGCGTAATCGGCAAAAGCTTTAGCCAGGTCGAAGACGATGTTCGCCGCCTTCACTGCCGCCGCCACTATCAATGCTATCGCGGCCCCCGCGACCGTCATCTTTCCCGTCGTGCTCTTAGCAAAATCGCCGAGCATTGCCATCTGCTTATTCAGCCCGGCGATGTCGCGGTCAGATGCGTTCTTCGCCTTCTGGCCCGTCTTTTCGGCCTCGTCGCCGACGCCCTTTATCGCGGACTTCGCCTCTTCGGCACCTTTTTTGGTGTCTTTGGCGTTGATGCCTACACTGATCTCAAGATCGGCCATTGCTTTGTCTACGTCTCTTTGGATCCTTGCGGTCGCGTTCCTGCCTCATCGTCTCGGCCCGCTCGCGTCCGCGTGTCAGGCCACTCAATGAAGCCCATTCCGCCGCCTGCAATGCGTGTGGGTATGAGAACGATGCACCTGACCTCTGCAGCTCCGCCAGCGTCGTCGCCGTCTCGGCGTGCCGGGCGAGGTGTTCCGGCATCCGCTCCGGTTTGGTCTGAAACAGCTTGCAGCCTTTGCATATCTCGTCTTCAGGCGTCTCCGGGTATTTCCACAGGTTTCCCGGACCTTTCTTTTCCCGGCAGGTGTCTGCCCCGGGGCAGCTCTCGCCGTCGTTGAGGTTGATCGCATCGAGCACCTCGGCGTAATGGCGGGCGAGAGCTTCGGTCAGTCCAGCAGTGCGTCGAGCAGAAAGCCGGAGAATGTCTGGACGACCGTTCGCTTAATGAGCGGATCGACCAGGTCAATACCGACGGCATCGATGATCGGCGAGCCTTCGACCGTCGCTCCCTCGATCGCCACGATCCACTTGTCATAAAAGTCGATCGCCGTCCTCAGATTCGACCGCGTGACGAATACCTGGCGGCCGCGTTTCCCTGGCTTGATCTCGCCCGTCTGCATCTTTCGCCGGTACGATCGCAGCTCGTCCTCGGTCGGCTGCCGGAATACGTGTTTGACCGTGAACTTCGGCGGGTCACCGCCTATCTCTTCGATCACAGCGATCTGATCATCAAAAGCGGTCGCGTCTTCGTCGACGTAGATCTCGCGTTTGTAGATCCCCGCAAAGGCCGCCGCTTTGTGCATCGTCGGCACCTCGCCCGGATATCCGCTGGTTGACTCTATCAGACGGTCGTAATAGCGGGCGTTCAGGTCGTCGTCGCCGGTCGGGTCGGGCAGCTTATATCCGCCGTCCTTCGCTATCTCGATCGTGGACTGCATCTCGGCGTCACGTTCGAGCAGAAGCTCGACGCCCGGCCGCCGAAGGTTGTGCTCGAATTTGCCCTCGCCCAGCTTTACGCTGATCGTTCGCCAGTCGAGCGGGTAATGGCCCGCGAGGGTCTTCACCTCATCAGCCTGCCTTGTCGCGGCCGTCCCCATTTCTAAAACATTGTCGTTCACTCAATTCCTTCTCCTTCCGGCTCGGGCCTCTCGTCCGCGTCTGCGGTACCTGCCGGTTCATCTGCAGCCTCGGTAAGGGCCGCGACCGGCGTCCGCGTCAGCGGTACCGGCGGCACGAAGAGCACCGTCTCGCCCGTCCGCTCTTCGTAAGCGGCCTTTTCCCGTTCAAAATGGTCGAGAGCCAACCCCTCGACCGTTCCCGTGAGGTCGTCCGCGACGGCCTCGCTTTCATGCTTTCTTCGTGCCATAGCTACCTCCTAGACCAGCGTCGCCGTTGCGTTCTGAATGCGGCCGGTGATCGTTCCCTTCGAAACGCTGTCCTCAAATGGGATCACGTTGACCGTGATCGCCGCGTCCCCTTCGTCCTCGTCCGGCGTCACCACCTCGAATGCGAATGACGGCACGATGATCTGGAATTCATGCCGGTTCGCACCTTCGATGATCGGGCCTTTGACCGTTATGGTCAGGTCCTGATAGGTCGTGTTGGCGGTCATCGCCGTCCATTCGGTCAGGTCAACGAAGTCGAGCTTCATCCCGATCTGCGTTGTCCTTTCCTGGCCGAGCGGCAGCCCGCGGACGTGTGCGGCCGAACCGCTGCCGACCGTCTGGACCGGATCGCCCACGCGTCGGCGGTTGCGTCGCAGCCCGTTGTTCAGCTCTACGAACCATTCCATCAGCGTTCCGGCCGTCCCGAGATTGATGGTCGTCGGCCCGGTCGGGTCAACGTACGTCACCTCTGTGCGGAAGCCGTCCATGCAGGGAACCGACGCGAGTGCGGGCAGCGAGGTCAGCCCGTGTGGCGTCGTGAATTTGCCCGAACCTACGATGTCCGCCTGGTATCGGACTCGCTCGTTGTTCTGCTGCGAAACGCGAAAGCGGTCGACGCGGCAGCCGGCGAACAGGAACGATGCCGCACCGAGCAGCACCGGTACCGAGAACGACGGCAGATTGACGCCGACCTGCGGGTTGAGCATCGCAAATTCGTGCTCCCAGGTCTGAGAAGCTGTGACGACCGTGTCGGTCACCGCTCCGCCCAATGCCCGTCGGAACAATCTCGCCGGCACACCGGTCTCGATGTCGTCCTCGATCGACATTTCAAAATGCGACCAGTACGTGTTGCAAAGGTGCGATGCCGCGTTTCGGCCGATACGCTGGGCGTCGTTCACCTTTTCGACGACCGGCAGTGCGAAGAACGGATTGAGCGTCGGGATGAACTCATAGTTCGAACCCGTGCTCTCCGGGGTGTTGTATGCGGACTCGAGCGTTTTCGAGATCCACGATTGACTGTCTCTTAGTCTCATATTTTCCTCATTAACAGCAATGGATCACGTCGAGCCGGCCCATTGCGATGTGCAGCGTTTCCTCGCCGCAATTCATCGTTGTGATTCGCTGCCACTGCAGCAGCCCGTGTTCCTCGATACATTCGAGACCCAGTTTCGGCGACGCTTTTATCGCCGCATATACCGCATCGACGATTGCCGAAAATTCGTCGTCGCTGTTGTCGTCCAGCTTGCCGGTTCGAAAGCCGTAAAACCCCCAGACGTCGTAGCTCAGCTTCTGCCGGTCGCGTCCGCCGCTGCCCTTCCATTCCGCCGCGGCCGATGCCCGCTTGATGATCCAGCCGTGGCGGCCGCCTGCCGCCATTTCGAACAGCCCGGGCCAGTCGGCCAGGTCATGGCTCAGCACATTCCAGCTGTAGACCCTCGCCGTTGCGTGAACGGCGACGATCACGTCACGAATTGCGTCTCTTATCTGTGCGTCCGTCGCCATTTTTATTCGTGGTCAGGTGCCATTCTTTGCAGAAAGGGCACCGGTAAGCCTTCAGGTCCGGGTTTTTGAGGCCGTTGCGTGCGTAGCATTCGGCATAGAACCGCGTCTGGAACGCCCGCTTTCGTGTGCAGCCATGCTCTCTTTTCCATTCGTCCTTCTTCACAGCCTCGTCGCGATGCCCTCTATCTCCTTGTCCAGCATTTTCTCGAGCGTCGGCAGCTCGTCAGCGATCGTCTTTTCCCACAGCGGCCGCTGGGCCATCCGGCTCGTCCCGGTCTCGAGGTAAACGGCATATTCCACCGGCGTCCCGATCAGTGCTTCGAGCGTCGACGGAAAGATCTGTACGATCGAACCGGTAAGGTTTCCGCTGTCGACAGCTGGCGATTCGCCCGGTGCCGAGGCCTGATGATCGCCGTACTTCCGGCCTGACTTTGGCTCGGCCCTCGATGCCTTCAGCCGCCCATAAATATGCCCCGCTCCCTTCACGACGAAAGCACCTATCGCCTTCTCGAGCTTCTGCATAAGCTCAGGCGTCCGGTCCTTTACTTTTACTTCGATCTCAGCCATTTACTGCATCTCTGCCCTTATCTTCCAGATGTGCGACCGCCCGATCGGCTTCTCAACCTTTTTCACCTTCCACCTTCTCGTTCCTACTGTTAGAGCCACCACCGCGTTCATGAAGCTCTGCGAGACCGCCCAGTCCTCTGTTGCCGCTATCTGAAATTGCCACGCCCCCGAATCGCTCCTGGTGCTGCCGTCCGCCGTCAGTGCTATCACCCGTTGTGCCGTCCAATGCTCCGTAAAGGTACCTGCGACCGCTTCGCCGTCGACCGGGGTCGTCCGGTATACCGAAAGCACGTCGTCGCCGAATAGCCGCTGCCGATGGCGGTCGAGGGCTGCGAGCCTGAGGTTGCAGTAGATGCACATCTATTCGTCTTCGGTCGTCGCAGCGGTCGACGATACGCTGGCCGCACCCGAATATCGCCGGACCATCGTCTCGCAGTGTTCAAAGATCTGGTTGGCCGACATCCGGTCGCCGTCCAGGTCGGTCGATTGCAGCTCGGCCGCGATCGCAGCCTTGCGTTTCCATCCCTCGCGTGCCGCCGCCCGCAGATGATAGGTCGGCACCCATTCCGGATCGGTCGGCAGGTTGCCCGCCGCGTCTGACGTCGCAAAGCCGTCCAGGATCTCTTCGAGCACGTCGTTGGCCAGCGTCGGCTCCTTGTCGGCCGCCACCATCCTGCTGAATTTTGTGAATATATCGCTCATACCCTGTCCCTGAACATCCTGACCACCTCGCGTTTATGCCATTCACGGCCGCCGATCCAGCCGAGCAGTCCGCCTAACATAACGCTGATGATCACTACCTCCATCTCTCTCTTTGCATCCGGCGAGATCCCGAAAGGACGCGTTCCCACATCGCGTCCCGCAGCTCCCCCAAGCCGGAGACCTCGCCGAATCTCATCCAAACAGCAGCCTTCGTGCTCCTCTCCCGCCGTTCACGACCGGCGGCTGGTACATGTAATCGACATCAAAGACCGTCACGACGCCTGCACCGGGCATCGTAAAGCTCACGTCCTGCCCCGCCGAGATCGTTTGATTTGAAAGGGCCTGATCGTAGCTCGACGGTGCTGACGTTCCATTGCCGAGCGTATAGCGGATGCCGTAGGTCCCGGCAGGCAATCCGACGACATCGATGTCGCCCGAACCGACGCACCGGATCGGCACGACCCACTTGCCGTTGGCATTCTCGAACGGCAGCCCGACGTAGGTCCCACTCGAATTCGTCACGCCCTTCATCACCGCACCCGGACGTATATACTTTGTGAAGTGACGCAAGTACTTTGTGCGTTCGCCCATCGTCACGGCATAGCCCGGAGCATCGCCGATCAGAAAGTACTGGCCGCCAGTATCGCTGCCGACGCTCGCAAGCGGGTAGCCCATCGTGTATTGTGCCCAGCGACTGCATCGCCCGTGATTCAGATCGTCGACAAGATCGTCAATATCGGCTCCGATGAACTCGAGCATCGCCGTGTTCTTGCCGTCCGTAACCGCTTTTGCCCGCAGGCTTGCGATCTCGCCCGTCGTCGGCGGTGTGCCGTAGCGGTGATAGCTGTATTCGTCGATGTATCCGGCAGCCGTTGCATTAGCTGTCGCGATGTCATCGAGATACTGCTCCGCATCCTGGCCGAAGGTCGCCGATGGTGCGATGAAATACGGCTTTGTGAATCCGGCATTCACCAGCCTGTCTCTTGCCGCAGCGATCATTGCCGCGAGTTCGGCCGGTGTCACCTGGACGCTGCTGTTCTCCGGCTCGAGATAGATCTCAAGTGCGGGCGGAACGTAGCCGAACGTCGAGTTCATGTGCTGCCAAACGGCGAGTATCAGCTCGCCGTATTCCGCCGGCGTGTTAACGTGCAGTTGGTCGGAGGTCGAGAAATGCACGTAGCAGACCGACCAGAACAGCGATTCGCCGTTGGCCGCGAGCCGCGTCTTCATCGGTGCGATCACTTCGTTTATCTGCCGGTCGAGAAACGACCACTGAAAGCCCGCCGCATTGATCGAATTCGCATCACCGTTGTCGTTCACTGGTACGCGACGGTTCGCCCTGACGTTCGCCCAAGAGGTCGGCGTCGTGTTGTTGACCACGTCGACGCCGTCATTTAGAAATAGCTGATAATAGTCGACCGAGTTTTCGACCAGACCCGAAAGTATCTCGGTCCTGATCGAAGTAATCCCAATCTCTACCGCAGCATCGAGCACCTGCGAAGCCCAATTTGGATAGCTCGCAGGGAATTCGAGCCAGCCGTTCTGCGAGGTGGCCTCCCACCCCAGAAACGTCTGATAGCTTGTGTTCGGATCGACCGTTACTGTCGCCATACCCTAAACTGCCCCAAAAAACATCCCGTCCATCTTCGCCGGTGGTGGAGCCGCCGCGGCAATATAACTTGGCGTTCTCGTGCCGCCGAATAGCGGGGCCATCGGAACGTGCGAGGTATTCGTCGCACCCGTTACGGTCGCCGCGATCGCGTTGCCCGACCAATCGGGACAAGTCGTGCCGGGAAAGCCGAGATGCGAAAATAGAACCGTATTGCCCGGCAATACGCGCGGCCGGAACTGCTCCGAGATTATCTGCTGCGTTGTTAAAGCGGTATTCCAAACGCCGACCCATGCAATGCGGCCCTTGAATTCACGCGTCAATGCCCCTGCCTGATTGCCGACAAAAAAGTTCGCGGAACCGTAGTTCGTGCTGGGCGCTCCAACGCCTAAAGCCTGCGTCGTGTAACTCGACGGCTCGGCGGCGGGCCTTGTGAGGTCGCCCATCAATATCTTTTGATCTGAAAACGCTCCATTCGTGTCAAAGACATAGACGAGGAATAGCCATTTATTCAACCCGTAGGCTGCAAAATTTGCAGCGTTGGCCTGACAGACAGTATCGTTCGTCGCCCGTTGGCGGTCAGCAAGAAAATAATCGCCCGCCTGGTCCGCCCGCCACGCCATTTCGTAATACGCATTAGCGGCTAATGATCGAACAAAAAGCCCTTGCCTTGCGGTGTCGTCTGTCGGATACAGCCACATCGCGATCGTGCCGGTCGCACCAAGATCGAGCGCCGCGTTAGCGGTGTATTCGACGCGATCATTGTCGGCTCCAAAAAGTAAGGCCATCTGTCTTTAGGTGTCGCTGTATTGGAATATAAGATCAACGAGGATAGCAGAACCCGCCATTGTGTCTGCCGCGTCCGTGCCGTCACGAAATAGCCCGAATTCGATAGTTTCACCCACCGCAAAATTCGCGTCCGTTGGGTTCAAAGATGGCGTCAAGCGTTCATTTGCCGCACTTGGAGCGGTATCTGTTACCGATACGCTTTCTTCCGTGCCCGATTGATCCAAAGAGGTCGTGTCATCGCCGCCGACCGTTCGATAATCCAAGTCCCAAACAACATCGCCCGACGTTAGCGTTGCCGTCCATATCGGTATCACGACCGCCGATGTGACGTAGTTTTGCGGCACGGTGAATTGACCGTAAAGCCCGATGCGCGTTGTCGGCTGTGCCGCGTTCGACGCACCAAAGCGGTAGATCAACATCGGCCACACGTCATTCGTCGCCAGATTCGAGTAAGGCTCTTGCCAACAGTTGCCCGATGAATCCGGCACAGTGTTAGCTCCGAGCATTGATATTTGATGTGTCGCCATTAGTACCCCTTCGAGACGCCGACGATATAGAACTTGTCAGCAGCCGTGTTGTAGATCGCCGTCATAAAGTCACGCTTCGATGCCGTGGTTGTCAGGGTCAAAGCCGTGATGTCCGTGCCGAACGCGAACTTTGACCCGAGCGTGATGGTCCTTGATCCGGTGCCGTCCTGGATGAACTCCCAGACGTACTGCATCCCGTCCTGCATGTTCGTCGGGTTGTCGAGCGTCCGGTTGCCGCCGAGCGTCACCCTGAATCTGTTGCCGAGCCCGCAGTCGGTCGCGATGTTGGAGCCGTCCGTCAGCGTTACGATCGGGTCCGGCTCGTCCGCGTCGATCAGGTATTCGTCCGCCCCGATTGCCGTTATGATCGCCCGTTTATATTGCCCGAGCTTCCAGATGTTCTTTCGCAGCGAGACGCCCGACCCTGGTGCGAACAGCAAGGCTCCGGCTCCGAGATTGACGAACGAGCAGATGAAGTCGGTTCCGAGCGTTGCGGTCGGGTCGATCGTCACCGTCTTGCCGGCCGCGTTCGTATACCGCTTTTCCTTCCCCTTGTCCGATGCCGTCGGCGTGTCCGCCGTCCCCGAGACCGTCACCACCTGCAGTACCAGGCTGTCTACGTAGGCCTTCGTCGCAGCGTCCTGGGCCGCCGATGGGTCCGGCAGGTTCACCGCCTTTGCGATCGAATTGAAATCGAGATCGATGAGTTGTTTGCGTGACATCGGTTGTGCTCAACGTCCCTGCAGTCGAAATTAAGCGAGTACGGTGGCTCGAAACTGGTTGCTGGTCGGTGCAGCTGCAAACCGCAGCCTGACCGTGTTGACGTCGAGGGCCTCGATGTCGCAGTTGACCTCGTCATACGGCGAAGCGACACGCCTTACCTGGCAGATGATGTCCCGAGTATTCAGATTGTGGCTCAGGTCGTACTGCGTCGCAGATCCATCGCCGAAAGAGGACGAGTATTTACGTACGCGGCCGGCGTAGGTCGCAAGCTTCAGCGGTGTGACGAATCGTGCATCATCGCTGCCGGCGTCGGTCTCGGCCTGTGTCGCGATCTCGGCGATGCCCGCGGTCGATTCTGATGCCGACGGTGCCGAAGTTCCGAACGATCCCCAGACCACGCTGCCCGAATCAAGCGTAAAGTTGACCTCGGTCTGCCGGAATGTCGTGTCCGCCGATGTCCCTTCCTCGACGCTCACGACCGCCTGCTCCAGCTCGGCCGATGTCGAGGCGTCCAGCGATCGCGTCATCGCCGAGGCTGCACCGTTCCAGATGTAGATGCCGTTCTGCGAGGCGGTCGATTGATCTTTGACCAGGACGCGGTCGCCCGAGACCATCGAGATCCCGTCGATCGTCGCACCCGGGCTCGAAAGATTGATGTTCGCCGTCGTTGCTACGCGTACGCTGTCCTTCCACGCAAGGCCTTCCACCGCCGAATCGACGTAAGCCTTCGTCGCCGCATCCTGTGCCGAGGTCGGGTCAGGCAGGTTGATCGCCTTTGAGACCGAATTGAAATCGAGATCGATAAGTTGTTTTCGTGCCATGTTCTTCTCCTGCTATACGCAGCGGGCTTCGCCGGCCGTCGCCGTGTTGAAATAGACCCGTGCCTGATTTACGGATATGTGGAGCACCTGTGCGTCCACCTCGTTCCCGCCCGTATCGATGATCTCGACCGATGGCCGAAATCCTAAGTTGTGATTGATCACCCATTCCGTCGCCGGCGATGCCTGCGTAAACACAAAACCCGCCCCCGACGCCCCTGGCGGCCCCTGCGTCCCGACCGTTACGATCCTGACCTGGCGGCCCTGTTCGGTGACTACGATGTTCTGGATCAGGCTCATGACGTTCGGCTGATCTTGCCCTTATAGACCAGGTCCGGATTGTCGCTGTCCGGGCCGGCGTAAAACGAAAACAATGCCCATTCAAAGGGCATCAGGACGTCGGTCATTTCTTCCTTGGGAACGGTCAGCGTGATCTTGCCGAGGGTCGACGGCGAGGCGATCACAACGTGGCCCGAGACCGTCGACCAGGTGATCGTTCCTTCATCGTGCGTGACCTCAAATTTCACGAACCAGCCGCTGATGTTCAACGGTGCTTCGGACTCGTCCTTGAGAACTATCTCGGTGACGTGGTCGCGAAAGGTCTGCAGCCCGATGGTCCATTTGCCCAGCATCTTTTATTCGGCAGCGGCCTTTTCGGCTTCGTTGATCACAGCGAGGATCTCTGCGGCCTTCACCTTCGGGTTCACCTCGATGCCTTTGTCTGCCGCATACGCCAGCAGGTCCTTTTTCGAAAGGCTGCCCAGTTCCGCGGCCCCGGCCTCCGCCTGTTCGCCCTCGCCGTCCAGCCTTACGAACGAACCGTCGCGGCTCATGTTCTCAAACGCCGCCGAGCCTTCCGTGCAGGCAAATCTTGTCCCGTCGCCGCGTTGAAACCAGATCTCTTGTGCCATCGTCTTCTCCTGTTAAAAAAAGGGGCGACTCCTATCCTCCCGCGAATAGCCTGCCGCCCCGAGTTTCGGTTGGGTAATGTCGCTGCTTACGCCTTCGGCAGGCGATAGCACCTGACGGTCGCCGCCACCGCCGTACCGGCGAACGAGACGTGGATCTCGCCCGCGTCCGCTCCGCCCTGGATGAACTGCGAGCTTTCGAACGGGCCAAAGATCCCGACCGCGTTCTGGGCAAGGGCCGAACCGGTGAGCACCTTCGATTGCAATGCCGGCGGGTTGTCGCCCGCACCGATCGTTACCGTCAGTGCGTTTGCGTTCGTATTCGTGACCTCGAGTATCAGCCGGTCGACCTTGCCGCCGGCGTTGATCGGGACCATGCCCGCCGTATCGATGGCGTCACCGGCCGGACGTGCCGTCTGGCCGTTCTTGGTAAGCTCCGTGATCGTGATTGCTGCTGGGTTTGCCATAACTTTTCTTTTTTATGCGGGGCGACACTCACGGCCGCCCCGACTTTTCGTCGTCCTCTGCGGGTTGATCTTTAGAACTACGCCGAGTTGTTCACCGTGCCGACGGCCCACGCCTGCGGACGGACCAGACGGCCGCCGTAAACGTGCAGGCCCTTCGCACCGTTCGCGAACTGCTTCTCGACGCGGTACGATTCGACCTTGACGATCTGCTCTGCATAGCTGAAGCCCATCGGGTGCAGTGCGATCACCTTGTACTTTGTCGCGGAAGTGTTCGGGACGTTGTTCGATTTCAGCACCCTGAAACCGGCAGCCTCGCCGACCATGCCGTTTCGCAGCGTCGCCTCCTGTCCGGCACCGCCGTATTTGACGAACCGGTCATCCTGAAGCAGTGCTCCGTGGAAAAATGGCGGGACGATAACGCTGCGGCCGTCGCTCGGCACGTTCCGCTCGTCGAGCTTTGTGCCCAGGTCAACGAGCAGCTTGTACGCCACATTCGCCGCCAGTGCGTTCAGCGGTGTCGTATCGTCGCCTACGCCGGTGTCGGCCGGTGCGTGGACGTAATGCCCCGCGATGAAAGAGTCGGCCGCGTCCTTCAGCTTGTAAGCCGCACTCTGCATTGCCGCGTCCATCGTGTTCACCGCCTGCTGGGCGTTGTCGATGTCGTCGTATGTGAAGTTGAAGAACTTCGCCTGGTCGATCAGAAGCATCTGATCGGCATCGTCGAGGATCTGCACGGCCATGTCCGTGTTCCTCGAATAGTTGCCGACGTTCACGTCGCCGACGGTCGCGATCTTCACCGAGTCGCCCCTGTCCCTGATCTCGCCTTCGTAGTCGCGATTGACCACGCCGGTCTGACCGTAAACATGGACCTTCTCGAGCTGCTGCAGCAGTCGTGCCGCCCAAACTGTTGGAATAAAGTTGAGTGCCATATTGGTTTATTGTTTGGCGGCCATGGCCGCTTTGACGTCGTCCCAGGGCAGCTTCGCTATCTCCTGTGGCGTCATTTTTTCAAGCTGTGCCAGTGTCAGCGATGTGCCTTTTTGCCCCTGGCCGGCTCCTGCGTCGATGCCGTCTTCCGGCTTTGGTGTCCCGAACTGCTCGGGAAAATCTTTGGCCAGGTCTGCCACCAGCGTGTCGAGGTTCGCGATCTTGCCCTTGTCGTCAAATTCCAGCTGGTCCTGTACCGATTTGAATAGCAATGCGGGCGATTTGGCTCCGGCCTTTTGCAGTGCCTCTCCGACCGCGTCGCGTGCGTCACGCATTCTGATCGAGTTTCGCAGCTCTTCGTTCTCGGCCTTCAGCTTCTCGTCCTCGCTCAGCTTGGCTTTCGCCTCGGCCTCGGCCGCCTTCTTCTCGGCGTCCTTCACCGCCTTTGCTATCGCCCGGTCGAAGTCCGCCTGGGTGTAGGTCTTTGCCGGCGGATCGGCCTTTGGCGGATCCTCGCCCTTGGCCGGGTCTTTCTTTGCCGGCGGGTCTGCCGGCGGGTCTTGTTTCGGGGGTGGATCGGCCTTCGGCGGATCAGCGATCGGTTCTGCCATACACGGTCAGCTTATCTGTAGCTGCCTGCCTTCGGAATGGCGTTTGCTTCGATTCAAGAGATTTTTATGATTTGTGCGATTTTTATGATTTTCTGCAGGGCTTAGCCGGCGTTTTGGATCGACGCCAGCGAGCGGGTATATATCGAGCGGCCGAATTCCTTCGAGTTTCGCCAGCCGCGAAAATCCTCCAGCGTCACCTCGCCGCGTTTGTATGCCGCCGCCGCTTCGATGCCGAGGATCTTCTCTTTCTCTTCATCGGTGAGCTTTTCGAACCAGTCGCGGCCGAGCGTCCTTGGCGGCCTGTCGACGCCGTCGATCACCGGTATCATCGTGCAGCGGCAGTTCGGGTGCTGCGGAAACGGGTCTTCCAGCTTGAATATCTGGCCGTCCATCCAGAGGCAGGCCGGGCATGTCCGTATCGATTTTGACGCCACCCATTCCCATCCGGTCGCCACGCCCGAGTCTTTGAATTGCTGCCTCGCCGCCTCACGCCTGACGCGGTTCACTTCCGTCCTCGCCACCATCAATGCCCGGCTTCGCGTAATCTCGCCGGTGCGCAACAGCCGAGAGGCGATCGTCTCGAAATCCGTCCCCGTTGCCGCCGCCTTGATCACCTCGGTCCTGATCATTTCGGCCACCTTCGGTGCCAGTGTCTCGCGGTAATAGTTCAATATCGGCGAGCCGTCGCCCATCATCCCGACCGCGTCCTCGACCACCCTTGAGGGCAGCGTGCCGCCCAGATTCAGCGGACTCGCCCCGCTCATCACCCGGAAAACATCATCTGCCTGCTCTGCCGCGATCCTGATGGCCGCCCGCTGCTCGCGTTCCGTTATCCGTGCCGCCGTCTGCCCAAATCGCTCGATCTGCTGTTTGACCTGGTCAAGCAGCGTCGCCAGCCGCCGTTCGCGGTAGAGCCACGAAACGCCGACCGTCTCGCCCGCCTCGCGTGCCGCCCCGATCCGCAGCTGCAGCTCGCGGTACCGCCGCCGCAGGTCCGCCTCGATCACCTCATAGGCTTCGAGCAGCTCGCGAAAAGCCGCCTCTTCGCGTTCGATAAGGCGGCTCCGGTGTCGCTGCAGTTGTTGTTCGAGTGCGGACGGCATCGCTATTTAGGGAACCATTCTTCTTCCGGGTTTTGCACCAGGGCGATCAGCCGGCCGCGGATCTCCGCGATCGCGTCGTTCACGTCCGCCGTCGATGTGTATATCCACGGGAATAGTTCGTAGTACGACCGGCCGTGCTTCTGGTTGTAAAAGTTCCGCGGGGCGAAATGGTTGTTCACCGCGTACGGGTCGTCGCCTTCCTCGACGATCCGCTTCAGCTCCCGCAGAAATTGCAGCTGCTCCTCTCGGTCACGCCTGAGGCCCGCAAAGTTCAGCAATGCCTGTATCAGTCTCACGCCGCCTATCAGCAGCCCGATCACGAACGCCCGGTTCCCGACCGCCGGTATCAGCTTCAGTGCTACCGTCCCGGCCGCCATCACGCACGTCCAGACGAGATTCTTTTTCAGGTCGAAGAAACCCCATTTGTCACGCCAGAGCTTGTTCGCCTCGGTCACGCCGTAGTAGATGAAATCCTTCGAGGACCGCATGTCGACCAGGCTCCCGATCAGCAGAAACCCGATGCTTGCCCAAAACAATATCTCAGCCCATGTCGCTTCCATCATCGTCCTCCTCTTCGCCGCGGTTGAATGATCGCACCATCGCCTCTCGCTGCTCGGCCTTTGCCTTCAGCATCGCCTTGATGTCCGCCGCCCCATATCCGGCCTCGGTCAGCAGCTGCTCGTCCGACACGCCGAGATCTTTCTTAACGAGCAGGTTCGCCAGCTCTTCCGTTTCCGATAGCTTTGCCGCATCTTCCCATTCGGCGTACAGCCTGACGTCGTTGCCCTTCCCGTCCATCCGCAGGGCAAATTGCATCAGGTCTTCCCAGACGTTGCCAAAGGCTTCCTGCCGGTCGCGGATCTTGTTCACGAACCGCGTTTCCGCCCGGCGGTAGCTTTCGCCCGATTGCGGAAAGTTCGCCCCCGTCTGCATGAAATAGTAGAGCGGTGTCCCCGAGACCGATGCAAAGTCGATCCGGAACGAATCCTTCACGCCCAGAAACTGGCTCAGCTCCGACGCCGCAAAGTCGCCGAATTTCGTCTCGGCCGATTCTGTTATCCACAATCGCTCCGCACCCGATTTGAATGGTGCTATCGGCTGCCCCTCGTTGTCGTATTCGATCTCGATGCCCGATATCCACCGCTGCCTGAAGGCCGAGAATTCCATCGCGACCAGCATGTCCAGGACAGATTTGTTCAGTGCGTCCTGCACCGAGATGACGTCCTTCAGTTCCGACCTTCCGAGGCTCCCGAGATCGGCGTTGTTCGCAAAGTGAAACACCGGCACGACGCCGTATGGGTTCGGTATCACCTCGCCGCCCTTGTCTTCCGTGAATGGTTCGTATTTGATCGTTTCCGGGTCCGGCCGTGCGTCGCGTGTCGCCGATCGCTCCGGCCGCGAAATATATTTTTCGACCCGGTCGCCGTAAAACATGTTCACGCGGTGGCGGTCGTCCAGCCGCCGCCAGTATTTCGCCGCCCAGACGATCCTCCCCGGTGTCTCTTCGTCGTATTCGACCATGCACATCCCGGCCCGCTGCGGGTATATCGTCACCCGGCCGGTCGGGTCAGGCCAGACTATCGCGTAGGCGTCGCCGTTCTTTACAGCTTCCTTGTGGATCTCGCCCGACCGCTTCCCCATCCTGTTCTGCTGCCAGATCTTCCACGCGTCTTCAGGAATGTTCTCTCCGCCCGATTCGGCTCTGAAACCGGTGATCACCAGTTTGTCCTTCACGGCGTCGACGACCGCCGGGCAGAGGTTCAGCGAGAATTCACGAAAGAGCGAGCCGAAGGCGTTCTTGAATTTGTCCGACGCGAACGCCAGATCCTGGTCGCCGTCATAGTAGTTCTCCGTCTCCGTATACCTGCTGCGGTTCTCTCGCAGGTACCTTGCCGCTTTGTCGATGTCCTTCTCGATGCCCTTCTCGTTTGTCGCCATTGCCGCCTCTCAAAATGTTCCGCCTTTCGCCGGAAACCTGTCCCAAATCGTTCCAAAAGTTTTGACGCGGGGGTTAAGCCTGCCTTCGCGTTTCGTTTCAGCAGAGGGCCTCTAATACGCCCACAGCTTCGCCCGCTTTTTCGAGAGCATCCCGACCGCCAGGCTGACCGCGTCGACCTGGTCGTCATGCGTGTCGCCCTTTCCGGTAAAACGGCATATCTCGTCCAGGAATTCGTCACACCATCCGCCGCGGACCAGAAAGACGCGGCCCTCTTCCGCAAGGTTCGCCCAGGCCAGTGCCCGGGTGAATTTGTCCTTGTCCACCTTCACCGCCTTGAACCCGACGTGCCTCACCGCCGTCACCCGCCGCAGGCTCTGCACCAGGGCCTCGCCGTGCAGTGCTTTTTCGATGCCGTGCGTCGTGTTCTTTTCGCTCACCATTCGCTTGATCACGAATCGCTGCTGTTCCGGAAATTCGATCCGCTTGCGAAATCCGTCCGCGATGTAAAGGTTCCCAGCCTTGTCGAATGCGCATCTGAAGCTCGCCGTGTAGTCGGCCGATGTCTTCTGCGAGACCGCCAGGTCATACCCTCGTGCCCATTGCAGATTCTTCGGTGCTTCGTCGATCACCTTGCCGGCAAACCAGTCGCGTTTGAAGAGTGCTCCCTCGATCGGCACCGGACGCTGTTGAAACAGTGCGGCAAATGAATACGCCCCGAGCTTCTTCCGCAGCTTCTCGAGGGCCTCTGTGTCGTACCGCTCCGGGCAGAGTGCCTGGCCTTTTTTTCGCCCCAGCGGGTCCGCGTCCTCGGCGATCGCCGGCAGGCTTACCACCTCCCATTTCTCGCCGCCCTCTTCCATCTCCTTCAGCAGCCGCCCGGCGATGTCGTCGTCGTGCCACCGCGTCATGATCAGGACGATCGCTCCGCCCGGCTCGAGTCGGGTGTAAAGGTCGTCGTTGAACCAGTCCCAGCATTTGTCGCGATAGGTTTCCGACTCGGCCTCTTCGCGGCTCTTCACCGGATCGTCGACCATTATCAGGTCCGCACCGAAGCCCGTGATGCCCGCCCCGACGCCGACCGCCCTGTAGCCGCCTCCGATCGATGTCTCCCATTCCTCCACCGCCTTCCGGTCGGTCGAGAGCTTTATCCGGTTTTCGACGATCCGCCGCGTCTTTCTTGAGAACCGATTCGCCAGCTTCTGGTTATAGCTCCCGAGGATGATGTTCATCTTCGGGTTCTGCTCCAGCCGGTATGCCGCATACCTTACCGTCACCGTCTCGCTCTTGGTGTGCCTTGGCGGCATAAATATCATCAGCCGCTTTGTCACGCCGTCGGTCACCTTCTGCAGTGCGGAATAGAGATACTGCTGATGCCGCCAGTTCCACGTCCAGTTCGGCGTCACCGTCGGCAGCCATTGCGGGAAGTCGAGCGCATTTAAGCCGAGCTCCTTCCGCATCCGGGTGAACTCGGCCTTCGCAGCCTGGCGATGGTCATGCTTTGTTGCCTTTTTCACTCTAGGAATAAAAAACGAAATCCAACTTCGTTGCTGCACACTTTTTGCAGTTCCATCCGCCTACCGTCAGCATGTGACGATCATCCTCTGCAACCGCGACATTGCAGCAAAAATGCTTCTTTTCGTGTCGGCAGAATAATCGCCGAAGAAAGTTGACCATAACATCACCCGCCCGGATTCAACTTCGCCCGGACTGCTGCGTCTTTCGCCTCAAGCAACTTCCTTAGTGCGACCGTTCGCTCGGGACCGCCTTCGACCGTTTCACATAGCGTATTTGCCAACTGACCAAAAGGCTTTGAAACTTCCTGCAGTGCCGCCGGAAGATGCTCATACTCAAACCATTTCAACATTCGCTCTGTCATTTCCCCTTCTCCTTTTAGGCCCAGATGAGCCAGCCAATAAACACGCCGAGCAGGACCAGCAATACCAGAGCGGTCGCGACAACAAGGCCGACAACCGAAAGCAGCAGCTCTAGCAAAACCGTCAATCCCACATTCCAGTTTCCGTCCATTTGCTTTCCTACTCCGCAGCTGTGAAGTCCAGGTAATACTCTTTGCCAACCTCAAATTTGTCGAAGCATTCTGGGTTATTGATCGTCATTTTCAGGCTGCCGTTGGGTGTCCATTTTGACCAGTCCGCATTTCCAGAGCCGTCCGTCCCGTAAACAGCCAAAAATGAATACTCCCGGCTTTCGCCCTCAAAGACATTCATTGACACACATCTAAATTTTGCTCTAACTGACATATTATTTTTCTCCTTTCGTTCACCACTCACCACTCACCACTAGTCACTCGTCACTTCTGCGTCGACGACGAACTGCTTCTCCGCCCACTCGATCAGCCCTTCCTCCGCATCGCAAAGCTCTTTCGCAAGTGCCGGCGAGATCTGCGGTGCCGCCGCCAGCAGGTGCCTCAAAAAGAAAACGAAATTCGCGTAATTGTCCCTCGCGTCATTCAGCTGCCCGAGGATCTCGATCGAGCGGTTGACGTATTTGTCATGCTGCCAGACGACGTCCTTGCCCGCTCGCCCCACACCCTGGGTCTCGATGTCCAGAAACAGCTTTTTCCTGATCGCCTCGACCTCGAAGAGCAGCGATTCCGCCGAGGTCGCCGCCGCCGTGTTCGCCGTCGCGATCTTCAGCTTCAGCGAATTCTCCCAGCCGTAAAGCTCGATCCAGCCGTCCCGCCGGTTCTCGCCATACCCGCGGCCCTTCAGCTTCGACCGCTTGAACGTGGCGTACCCCAGCCGGTGCATCTCCTGCTCGATCAGGTCGAACCGCTCACCGTTGTGCAGCAGATAGAGCTCGAAGGCGGCCTTCACCTCCTCCGGATTGATCCTCGCTGTCGATTGTGCTCCCGATTTCATCTATCTATTCAAAACGCTGCCGATCACCAGTCCCGCCCCGGCCCCTACCGCTGCCGCCTTGATCCATTTCCAGGTCGACCACCTGTTTGCTTTAAGCACGACGATCGCCGCCTCGAGTGCGGCCACCTGACGGTCCTTTGCGTCTATCGCTTTTCTCAGTTCCGCCTTTTCGGCCTCGCTCAGGCTCGCGATGTCGCGCATCTTTGCCTTTATTTCCTGCTCCAGTTTGAGCAGGTCTTCGTACCGCTGCACCTCTACCTGCCGGGCGTCTATCAGCCGGCGTGCCGCCTTCAGCTCCTCGACCGCCTCGGCACAGGCCCGCCTCAGTGCGTCGTCATTTGCACGGGTATCCGAGGTCGGCGAGCTCGCGGCAGAGGGTGTCGGCGTCGGGGCTGTCTGTCCTCGGCTGCTGCCGGACGCGGTTATAATTATCAAGAGCGTCGCCGCTGTTACGCTTAGCTTCTTCCAGTTCATTCGCTTTCGCATTCCTCAGTTCCTCCAGTGCCCTCACCGCCTCCTGGGCCGCCCGCAGCTCCGCCGCGATCCGGGCCGCCGCGGCTATCGCCTCATCCGCCTCCCGTTTTGCCGTCGCCGCTTCGCGTTCCAGCTTTCTCACCTCTCGCATCGAGGAGCAGGAATCAACGAAACCCGAGAGCATGACGATCAGCACTATCCCGGCGATCCCGCAGATCTTCACCTGCTGCCAGCCGGTCAGCTCTCCCCAAAATATTCTGATCTCTTCCGTGATCCTCATTTTTTCAGCAGCTCGTCGAGCTTGTTTTCGATGTGCGCCAGCCGGTCCTCGACCCGTGCGAACCGGTCGCCCTGCCGCCGGTCTACCTCGGCCTGCAGCCGCAGGTTAAAGTGGATCTCCGCGTTCTCGCGATGCTGATTCAGGACCGTCTCCATTTTTTCCATTCTTCGGTCTCGTGCAGCGTCTGCCTCCATCCGCTCTTCCCGCGTCGTCTCGCGGGCCTCGTCGATCTTGCTCACCTTTCCCTCGAGCCGTGCGAACCAAAAGATTATCGTGACAAGCAGTCCGAGTGCGGTCAGTATCGCACCCGGGTGGGCGAGTAGATTGTCCATACCGTCGCTATTTGCCGCCGCGAAGGGCGACCACCGCAAAGCCGCCGTTCAGCAGCCCGATCATAAAATCGTTCAGCCCGCTTACCGGGACCGACGCACCTACCAGGCCGGCTATCGCGTTGAGTGCCGCCGAGAGCGACGAACGCGATTCGGGCCAGACCGAGACGGCCGTCGCCGCCGCGAGATTCAATATCATCAAGATCGCTATCCGGTACCGCGACGTCTCAAAAAATGTCTTAAAGCTGAAATTGGCGAAGCCCGCCGACGAGACCGCGTAGACCAGCAGCGGCAGCAGCGAGAAGAACGCGATCGTCAGCAGGCTCCAGAAAAATGATGTGTTCTCTTGCATAAGGTCACCTCACTCTCAATCTCTGCCCCGGCTTGATCAGGTCGCTCGTCAGGCCGTTCAGGTCCATCAGCGTCCTTACCGAAGTGCCGAATGAACCGGCGATCTTCCAGAGCGAGTCGCCCGCCTGGACGTTGTAATACCGCCTGTCCGTCAGGTCTTCGCCCTGCGCAGTTTCCGTCGCTGCCGCTTCGCCGATCGCCCAGGGCGACGGGTCGTCATAGAGCGCCTCCGATGGCCCGACCGAAATGTGCAGATGCTCAAAATGCCCGCTCGTTCCGGTGTATTTTCGCCACGTCCATGGGCTTACCGTTGACGACAGGATGAGGCCACGCCAGATCAGATATTTGATCCGCGGATCTCGCGAAGCTACGAGAGCGTTTACCACCGTCTCGACCGTCACCGTTTCCGAGAGGTCTTTGTCGATGTCGAGTGCGCAGACGACGCCGGCCTTATTCGGGTTGTGGTCTGATTTGCGTGAGCTGTGCTTCGCATCGCCGATCGAGCCGTCCGACCGCTTGTCGCGGTTCGGCCAGGCCGCGTTGACCTGATCGCGAAGTGTCTTTAGTGATCCTGCTATTCGCCAGCTCATAGGGTTTGCTCCGGACGCCCCGTCCGCGTTACGGCTGTTGGCGGGTCTTGTAAGGCGTATCTTCGTCGCGACGCTTTCTGTCGCCGTGTCCGCCGTTGAGGCGTCCGAAAGTGTTCTATTGCAGCCGCAGCGTCCTTACGACCGTCTCGGTCGTCTTCTTTTCTGCGATCCGGTCGACCTCGTCCTCGCCAAGCAGCTTTATCGCCTTTGCCACGCCCACGCTGATGCAGTCCCACATCGCCTGCCCGCGTGATTTTGCTGCCTCGATGAACTTTTGCGGGTCGATCGTCCGGCTGCCGATCTTTATCTCCGTCTTTTGCTGGGCTATCGCTTTTGCCGTCGCCAGCACCTGGTCTTTCCCCTGCTCCTGCAGGTAGGCCAACACCTGCTGCTCGATCGCCTCGGCCTCGTCCGCGAGCTTCGCTATCCGCGTGTCGTGCCGCTCGATCACCGGCTTCAGCTCTTCATTGTGCCGCTCTATCAGCGGTGCCACCTCGGCATTCCGCTTTTCTTCCGCCTTCGCGATCTTTGCCTGCAGTGCCGCCCAGCTTTCTATCAGCTCGAGTGCTCCGCCTTTCGTCAGTTTCGCCACATCGCTTCTCCCCGAAATTGTGTTTACACGCCCAATATCTTGTGGTATCGTGAGACCGAGGCCCCTTGGCATAGCTCGTCGAAGTTCTCGCCTTGGCGGCCCCGGTTTTTCACGTTTGCGATCAAAAACACAGTCAGCCCTTTTTTCCGAGTGCATTTTCTCTTTCGCTGTCGAGCAGGTTATCGGACATCGGGCGGCCCTGACACTACCGTTTGATTCAAAATTGATGATTTGATCAATTTGTTCATTTTTTACGAAATGCCATGAGCAACCTGTCCCTTTTCCCGGCTGACCGCCTTATAAAGCTCCGCGATGTCGAACGCCGCCTCGAGGATCTCTTCGACCGCGAATCGCTCCCGTCGCGTACCACCATCATCGGCTGGATCGAGGACGGCACCCTCGACGGCGAACAGATCGGCCGCGGCCGCAATTATTTTGTCCGAGCATCCTCGCTCGAGCGTTTTTTCGATCGCTACTACGCCGATGCCGTCCGCAAGGCCGCCTGACCGCTGGCGACCGCGATCTCAGACACAAAAAAAGCCCCGGCCATCGCCGAGGCTTTTCTTATGTGCTTTGTCTGGCTCTTATTTCAGGCGGTTGATCGCCCACTCCATGAACGCCAGTGATTGTCTGAACCCATAGAGATCGAACGCGGTGTCGGTGTGATAATCGTAACGCGACGTTTGATGCCGGGTGACCACCGATTGCCCGGCCTTTAGCTGCGAGATCACGGCCGCGGCCGATCGCCCGCTGAACCCGTCCGCATGATTTCCGGTTAGTGCCGGTTTTTTGTCGACACGCAGCCGAACCGTCAGCCCCGCGTACGGGCTGTTGCCGACGAAAACCAGCCACTGGCCTCGTCCGTTCAGCTGTAATACCAGGCTTTCTTTCCGCATCCAGCAATACCGTGCGTCAGTGATCGCGTCCTTGGTGCAATTGATCCGCCAGTTGTCCGGCTGATTTGCATTGAATTTTGCCTCGACGCCGTTGCCGGGCTTTCCCTCAAAGATCGCCGTTCCCGCGGTGTAGTCGATGAAGTACTCGACGCCTTGCAGATCGCCGGTCTCGATCTTCGATGCGTAGAGATCCGCCTCTTTGTTGGCGACATATCGTATCTCTTCAACGAACCTTGCCTCGAGCAGGCCGGTGGGCGTGAACGTCGGTCCTTCGCTGAATACATCTTTTCCCGGCTGCCCGCTAATTCCCGAGGCCGCCGCGATCATCATCACGATCGATAACCAAATTGCTTTCATCGCTTTCATCCTCCACCAGGTCCGCCAGTTTCAGCAGATCCTCGTCGCTCAAAACCTTCCGGCCCTTGTCGAATATCTTTCTCAGCCGCCCGATCTCCGCTTCGGTGATCAGCCTTTCTTCGTTGTCCGGTTCCATATTATTGGTTGCCTTCCAGTTTCAGGTCAAGCATTTTTTTCAGGTCCTTCAGCAGGGCCCGTCGCTTTTCCGCCGTTATCGGCGGCTCCAGTTTCGGCAGCACCCCGAGGAATCCGTCCGGCAGCTGCCGCCCCTCGCTCTCATACCATTTCCCCAGTATCTCGCCGTCGCTCTCGCCCCGCCCGATCGCTGCCTCCAGGTCAAATGCGTCGACGCTGCCGAGATCCTGTATCCGCAATTCCTCCTGGACGATCGTTCGGACCATCTTCGTTAGCTCGCCCCGGTCGATGATCGGATCAAAGGTTTTTGTTTCTACGAGTCTCTCGCGAACCGGCGATTCCTCTCCCGTCAGCAGCCAGTGCAAATTACAATTCGTTGATTCCGCGATCAGGATGAGCTTCTCCGCGTCAGGAATGCGGCCGTTAAAATAATTTGAGACGGCTGCCGGCGTCACCCCTAACTTCGCCGCAATGGCCTTATTATCGGCGTTTTCAAATGCATGTCTCAGTCTTTTGGCAAAATCATTCACAAAAGTAATTTGGAACAAACAACAAATCGTTGATTTATTCCTTGACAGGACGCAACAAATTGTTTATCGTCCATTTGGCTAGGGATTAAGTTTCGAGACCTAACCACCAAGCGAGGAATTTTAACATGAACGAAAAGCAAATCAAACGCTTCTTTGAAGACCGTGGCAAAAAGATAGCCGACGTTGCCCGCGAGATGAACGCCGATTTTCCCGACCTCACGCCTGGCTCGGCCGACGTCATGCTCCGTCAGCTGATCTCGGGACACCGATGGCTTCCAGTCTACGCCGAATGGCTCCGCCGCAAATACAAGATCACCGTCGAGCGTCCGGATGCTTTTCGTCCCGTCCGCGAGCGTATGAAGGCCGCCGCCTGACCCGCTCTTTTCCCTGATATCACTTTCACCCGGAGGTTTACCTATGTCAGCCCTTAAAACCGTTGAGCAAAATCGTGCGATCTTCGGCCTCGGCCACAAACTGTCGATGGAGACCGATGATCTTCGCGACCTTGCCGAGGATGTTTCCGGCGGCCGCACCCGCTCGCTCAAAGAGATCACCTTTGATGAGGCAAATGCCATCATCGTCCGTCTCGGTGGCGAAGCTTTTCCCCCCGATGGTTCCCCCGCCGTTCCCCGCCGAACCGTCAATCACCGCAAGCAGCAGGCAGGCGTCGTTACGCTTGCCTCGCCCGCCCACCTCAAAAAGATGGACGATCTTGCGGCCGCCCGCGGCATCTCGCCCGAAGGCCTTGAGCGTATGTGCTTTCGCATGCTCCGCTCCAAAAGGCCAAAGACCGCCAAGGGCTGCAACGCCGTTATCGAGGCCCTCAAATCAATGGCAAAACGTGAGCGTCGCGTTTCATCGCCCGACACGAAGGAGGCCGCATGACCGAGTTCATCATCTACGCCCTTGCGATGCTCTTCTTCTCCGCTCTCGCCGGCTTTGCCGCCGGTTATATCCGCGGCCAGTCTTCCATGCTCGATGCGATGCAGGCCGATCGCCGCAATGATGTCCTTCGCCGTGCCTGCGACCGTCTCGCCCGGGCCGAGGACCGTGCCCATTCGGAGGCTGCCCGATGTCTCTGATCGCTCTTATTTCCGTGCATCAGTGCGACCTGTGCCCAAAGGTCGCCGTGATGAAGACCGACGCCGAAGAGGCCGATTTTCAAGACCGATGGCATAACGGCTGGTCAAAGGATTTCTGCCCCGATTGCAGAGATTCCAGCGACGCGGTCCTGGCCATCGCCGATGAGGCCCGTCAGCAGCGGGCCATCGATGCGGTCATTCGTAAACGTACGCTTTCAAAGGAGCTTTGATATGTTGATCGATCAACTTCCCGAATTTAGTAAACCGGCCGCCCGCCCGATGCCGCTCTTCCCCGAGGGCCTTCCCCTTCGCAGCTGTTTCGTTTGCGGAGATCTCGGCTTCGAGGTCACCGTCGACGGCGATTATAAAGAGTGCTGGCGAAAAAAGATGGGTGCCGAGCATAACCAGGCAACGCCCGCCGGGCTCGTCCTTTCTCGTTCCGTCGCCGATCTTGTCCGCCGCAAGGTCACGATCGAGCCTCATCTTTTTTACGTCGCCCGCCAGCTCGCCGCCGGCACCTCCGAAAGGCCCATCGAACGCGACCGACTTATCGAGGGCAATTTCACATTTTCCAAAAGCCCCCTTCGTCTTTTCCATCGTTCAGTCGAGACGCTCCGGTCCGTCTGGCTCCTGCCCGTCGGCAGCCGCAAAGAGTCGCCCGATGGATATTGGATCATTACCGACGCCGAAGATTTCGCCGCCTGGGTCGCCCGTGCCCGTTCGGCTCCGATCACCCAGCTAACCACCATTCACCGCGTCGCTCGCCGCAACTTTCCCCTCTTTGCCGAGCAGCTCGAGCTCGAATTCTGGCGTGATCTCGGTCCGCAAAATTCGGAGGTGCCGCAATGTTCTATTTCATGATGGCGATGCTCGTCTGGGCCGTTTGCCTGGCAATGATGCTTGTGCTTTTGCAGGGGGTTTATACCGATGATGACGACGAATAATGGCCAGGTCCGCCGCCGCCTCGATGCCGATTACGAGATCGAGGCAGTTACCAAATCGCTGCGGGTCTTTGAGGCTCTCGAGGGCATCGGGTTCGAGCCCGTCTCGGTCCAGACCATTATGGGCCGAACCGGCTTCAGCAAGGATTTCGTGTTTCGCAGCCTCAAGACCATGCAGCTTCGCGGCTACGTCACCCGCCTCCCTGATGGTAAATGGACCGTCGGAAACCGCCTGGTTCGGCTGGCGGTGAACCTAAGCAGGAAACGGGAAATATGAGCAGAGAGGAATTTTTAAAGCAGTTTACCGATCTCATCCGTGCCGCCTTCGAACATGAAGGCCAGGACTACGGCGAACTATTGGTGAGCGTTTACACGATGATGGCCGGCGTTGACGATGTCCGGGCCGACGAATACAAAGCCTTGCACGAAGTGTTCGCCGAGTATGCGGCCAAGAGTCGATTTGCGATCGACGAAGATCCGTTTCTGTTGGGATCAAAGCAGATTTTGGCAATGAGGCAATTTGAAAGAAGCGGGGTCTGGAAACTGGTTCGGCGCAAGCCGAAAAATGACTGGCCGGATGAGCTTTAAATTCCGAATTTCGGAATTTAAACCCTCAATTCTGACGCTAACTTATTGATTTTATTGAAAACCATAATTCCGAATTTCGGAATTTAAAGGAGACTGATGAGCAAATACCTTGAAAAAGTTCGTAACGCCGAAGAGGCGATCGCCGGTGAGATCGTTGATGACCATGTGGCTGAGTATTCCAAGCAGGAAATGATGGAGGCCGCCACCCTGTTGGGACGCGCACAGGCCGCTGACCGCATCTCCGTCTCTTTATCTTCTCAGGTGATCCGCTTCCTCCAAATGTTTGAGAAAACAAAAATGTATCGTGCCCTGGGTTACCACAACTTTATTGCTTTTCTGAACAATTCGGGCCTTTATGATGTCACCAAAAGCCGATACTACGAGCGAAAGAAGGTCCTCGATCGCGAGGGCGATCCGCTTTTCGACGCCCTTACGGTCGCTGGCGTTCCGATCTCGATTCGCGGCCAGTTCGCTAAGGGCGACGTCACTATTGACGGCGAGCACATCGTCATCAAGGGCGATGAGGACGAAAGCGATCTATTGATCCACAAGGACGACCACAGCAGCATCATTCAGGCCCTCAGCAATCAGGCGATCATCCGCCGGGCAGCTGCGAAAGAGCTCACCCAGGTCAAAGATGAACTGAGCTCCGTTAAGGAAAAGCACGACACTGAAAAGCGTGAGCTCTACGCCGAGATCGATAAGGCCCGTGCCGCCCGTTCAGCCGAGGTCTCCGGCGATCCGCATTCCATGGCCCTTGCTTCCCTCGGCTTTGCGTTCAACGGCCTTCGCGAACAGGCGGCTCTCTTGAGCGATGTCGACCGTGCCGCCCGTCGCGACAATGTGCTCGAGATCCTCGCCAACCAGATGCAGCTCACCCGCGAGGCTTACGGCAGCGGGCCCGTCCGGGCAAATGCCATTACCGGTCCGGCCGCGGGCCAGAGTTTTGACGAGTTTCTTGCCGCCGGCCTTGACGCCATCGATCTCGACGCCGTCGATGTCCACGACAACGACGCCGAGCTTGCCGCGGCCCTTTAGTTAAAGATTTGCGGGCGGCCGGGGTGACGGTACAGCCTTCCGCAAACAGGGAACGGTGGCGGGCGGATTAAGGTGAATGTATATAAAACCGCCGCCGTTCCCGAACATTTCGTTTTTTAGGAGTATATATATGCAGAGCAAACAACAGCTATTGTCCGCTTCTCAGGCCTCGCTTGTCGCCGACCTCGCCGGTCGCTACGGCATCGATCCGTCCGAGATCACATTTTTTACCGACGACCCCAAACCCTTCATCGGCTACGAGGCGACCTGTGTCATGCTCGGCCGCCTTCGCCCCGATCTTGTCTCCATTGATATCGAGCCGATCGAGACATCCTTTGTCGATTCGCTTTCGCTCCGCTGCTCGCTCACCTTTGCCGATGGCCGCCACCGCTCTGCGGTCGGCGTCGTCAATGTCGCCGAGCAGCTCTACGGCAAGCCGATGTCGTCACAGCAGCTCTACCAGGCAGCCTCCGGCCGGGCCATCCGCAATGCCCTCCGAACCGCCGGCATCGATGTCGTCAGGCTTCATGCCGAGTCGGTCGATGCTGACGCCGAAGCCGGCTCGCCCAAAACCGAGCGTGCCGCTCTGCTCGCCCAGGTCCATGCCCTCGGCAAAGAGGTCGGCCTCATCTCGGCCGAGACCGGAAAAGAGCATTGGTCCAGCTTTTTGATGCACCGCTACGGCGTCGCGTCCAGCTCCCAGCTCGGCACCGAGCTTTTGGCCGATCTGGCCGCTACGCTCCGAACCCTGAATTCACCGTTTACGAAAATTGCGGCCTGATGCCGCCTGTGCTGTCGGCCGCCTTCAGCCCTGGCGGCCGGTGCCATTTTATTGATCACTCCAATGCAAATGACGCGCATGGTTTTGGGCGAACACGCCCGCAGCGAGATTCGAGACGCCATCAAGCGGTGCCGCACATCTAAAGAGATCGCGGCTGAGGTTGGCCGCTTGTCATCGCATTTCGGGGTTTCCCGTCAGCGGATCTACGAGGTCACCGAAGATCTTCGGCCCCGCCGCAAGACCCGTTCCGACCGCGGCCGCCGCCTGGTCGATCTCAAGACCGATGCCGATCTGCGGCTCGTCGCCGGCTGGGTCTGCGAATACGGGATGAATCCGGCCGATGCTATTATCACCGCCCGCGATCGCGGCCTTAATGTCCCGATCGAGTTTCCTACCCTGAACCGCTATCTCCGTGAGGCGGGCCTCGATAAGAAACGTCGCCGCTCGCCCGAGGTGCCTCATCGCCGTTTCGAGGCCTCCGCTCCCGGCCAAATGTTCCAGTTCGACATCTCCGGCCTCAAACAGCGGTGGTTCGATCCCTCCACCCGCAAGGTCATTTCCGTCAGTTCGCTTGAGGTGTCAAAGAATCACCCCAACGACCGCCCCGATCGCGTCCGTGTCTGGCGATTCGTTCTTATCGACGATTTTTCACGCCGCATCTTTCTCCGCTACGTCGGCGTCAAAAAGCCCAATAGCTCTCACGTCGTCGATTTTCTTCTGCAGGCTTACGCCGAGATGGGAGTTCCGCTCAGGCTCTACACCGATAACGACAAGATCATCAAATTTGGCCGCAACGCCCGAACGACCGAGATCCTCAATAAGATCCTGCTCAAGCAGGGAGGCTATGAGAATACCTTTCACTTTCCCGGCAATGCCCGTGCCACGGGCAAGGTCGAGCGTGCCCACCAGTCGATCGAGCAGTGCGAAAAGGTTATCGGCCAGTATATCGCTGAGCGGGGCGGTTTGACGCTCGAGTCGCTAAACGATCGTTTTGCTCCCGGCGTCATGAACAAGGTCAATAATTCGGTCCATTCCGAGACCGGCCAGGCACCGCTCGCCCGCTGGGAGTCGCAGTTTTCCGTCATCCGCCGCCTCGATTACGAATCGCTCCGCTCCGCCTTTATGGTCGACGAGTTTCTCGTCAAGCTTCGCGGAGATCTCAGCATCCGGATCAAGGGTAAAGGGTACCAACTGCCCACCGGCGATATGTATCCGTTCGCTAATTGGACCGGCCAGAAGCTCCGCGTCGTCTTCCCCGATGCTCAGGAGTATTTTACCGTCGTCGGCCTCGATGGCCTTGAGTACGACGTCGTCAAGCAGGCGGCCGGTGCCGATGTCGCCGGCCAGCCCCCGACCCGCCAGACCGATGCCGAGGTCCTGCGAAAAGAGGTCCGTGCCCTTGCCCGCGAGGACGCAAAACGCCTCAAGGCCCAGCATTCTGCGGCCGAGCCTATCCGCTATTTCGACGATGTCCCGGCTGAGGTCCCCGAGACCAATGTTTCGCGGTTCCCCAAACCCGAGACCGTCGTTCCCGGCGATCTTATCGCCGAGGTCGCACCCGGCCGCACCGTCGCGGCCCACGATCCGGCCATCCATTTCTGGGAGGCCGTCGCCCGTTTCGAAGCTGAGTTCGCCTCGAAATCCGAATGTAAATCGTTCATGGATTCGCTGTTTGCAAGCCGTGATGAGACCTGTTGGCTGCTTGAGTCTGAGATCTCTGCCGCCATCGCCGCCCGCCGGCCTTCCGGCGGCACCATCCGCCTTCTTAAGGCGGTCTGATCCGTGTCAGTAGCCCGCACCAGGAGAAAACAATGTCGCAAAGGAAGATCATCGCATTCACAACTGTCAGCCAGAAAGCGTATATCGAAGATCCGCCCGACGATCATCGGCCGGCGTTCCCGTTAAAAGTTCAGACGATGATCGATTGTGGCTGGCAGCCCTACGGCGACGTCTTTGTTGTCCCGGCCGCGGCACACGAAAATTCGCCTTGGATCGGCCTCGTAATGGTCAAATACGCCGACTCTTGATTCGTTTTTCTTTGATTCTGAATTCTGAATTCTGAATCCTGACTTCTAAATTATGAACCAGTCAGCCCTTAACCCCGTCAACGCCGCATTTTGTGCCGCGTTGAAAAACTTTTGCGAGACCGAAGATGTCAGTATTCGGCGTCTCGTCACCCTGCTCAGCGGAACGGTGTTCGCCCCGTCAAAGACGCATCTTCACCGCCTTATCAACGGCCAGGCAAACGACCGCTTTGTCGAACGCATCCGTCCGCTTCTTGCCCAGGCCGTCGCCGATCTGCTCCGCGACCGCGGGCTTTCGCCGAACGCCGTCGACGCTAAGATCTCAGAACTTTTCAACTCGGAGGAACTTTTAATGATCGCAGATCGCTGTCCGCTTACCCCCGAGGCCGTTCGCTATTTCGGCCTCCGTCATGATCCGTTCGATGTCGACCGCCTGCCCGTCGGCGACGAGCTTTTTACCAATTCCGAACTCGATACCGTCGCCGCCCGCGTCCGCGATGCCGTCCTTTACCAGCGGTTCGTCGCCGTCATCGGCAGCGTCGGCTCGGGCAAAACCCTGCTCAAGCTTCGCGTCACCGAGGAGGTCGGCGACAAGGCCCGGCTGCTCTACCCCGAGTTCTTCGATATGTCCGAGGTCACCGTTCACGGCATCGCCAATAAGATCCTCGCCGAGCTCGGCCAGAAGATCCCGCAGAACAAAGAGGCACGCGTCACCCGCATCAAAGAGGTCCTTACATCGATGCAGCAGGAGGGCACGCCCGTCGCCATCGTCCTCGATGAATGCCACCGCCTTAATGATCGCGTCATCTCGTCGCTCAAAAACTTTTGGGAGATGACCAACGGCCGCAGTTCCCGCCTTATCGGCGTCATCCTCTTCGGCCAGCCCGCTTTTGTCGAAAGCCGCCTCCGCGATTCCATCTTTCGCGAGATCCGTCAGCGCGTCCAGGTCATCCAGATGCCCGAGCTTAAAAAGACCGCTGCCAGCTATATCCGCCACCGCATCGCCTATGCCGGCGGCAGTTTCGAATCGCTCTTCGACCCCGATGCCGTCAAGCGTATCGCCGTCAATGCCTCGACCCCGCTTGCGATCGGCAACCTTGCCAATGAGGCTCTTATGAGCGCAATGGCCGCCGAAGAGAAACGCGTCACCCTCGATCTTCCCTACTTCAAAAATCTGCCGACCGGCTCACCCGTCCTCGGCATCCGGAGGTCCGCAGCATGACCATACCGCTTTTGATAGCAATTCTAGGCATCTGGCTGATCGCCAAGATCATTGAGGAAAATAACCAATGACACGCTGGAATGAACGTCCCCAAAATTCACGCACCCACCACGTCGCCAATTCGTCGACGTTCTGCACCGAGAGCAGGCTTCGCCTGCTTACGCTCGATGACGATGCCTGTGCCTACGATTATCGCGACGGCAAGCCCTTCGCCGCTTATTGCGACGTCGTCCGCTCGGTCCTTACGCCCGAACCGGTACCGATCCGGGCCATAAACCTTCGCCTCGGCAGCCGTGCGATTCCCCATTGGACGCTCGATGCCCTTGACCGCGTCGCCGAGTACCACCCGGCGTTCATCGATAAATACAGCCTGAAAGGAGACCCCCGAAAATGAACCAGCAGCTTGCCGAGATTCCTCTCAACCAGATCCATACGATCAGCAACTATCGCAAAACGTTCCGCGATAAAAGCCTTAATGAGCTCGCCGCGTCAATTAAAGCCAACGGCATCCTCGAGCCGATCATCGTTCGGCCGAAAGGCAAGCATTATGAGATCGTCGCCGGCGAACGCCGCGTCCGGGCCTCTCTTCTCGCCGGCCTCGTCACCATCCCGGCCGTCATCCGCGATGTCTCCGAGAGCGATTTTCTCCGCCTGCAGATCATCGAGAATGTCCAGCGTGAGAATGTTCCTTTTATGGAGGAGGCTTACGCCATCAAAAAGCTTCGCGACGACCTTTCCCTCGATCTCGACGAGATCGTCAAGATCATCGGCAAGTCCCAGGCGTATGTCTATTATAAGCTTCGCCTGTGCGAGATGTCCGATGAGGCCCGTTCGATCGCTGAAAAAGGCTGGATATCAAAGAGTGTGGCGTGGGAGATAGCAAAGCTCCCCGATAAGGACCAGCAGACACAGGCCGCCACCGCCACCGCCCGCCCCAGTGCATCAAAGCTGGTCTCCGTCTCCGGTGTGAAAAATTATATCCGAGACAACATCCTTGAAAATTCCTCTGGCTCCCTAAGAAAAAAGCGTGTCGCATCGGGAAGTAGAGCAAGCAGCTACGCTCAAAACTGGAAGTATTACCTCGTCCGCCTGACCGCGGAACAGTTCTCCCGCTTTAAGGACATCTGCCGCGGCCGTACCGAGACCGGCGTTCTCGCCGAGGCCGTCGACCTGGTCATGCGTCGCGAGAACGAGACCGAACTCGCCGACGCAATGGAGGCTTAAGGATCAATGAGACACATTCAAACGATCTTAATAGTGACATTCATCGCCATTCTTGCAAGGATCTTCGGCGTCAGATGGAGGAGGTGACTTTTTCAGTAGCCCGCACGTCAGTAAGGGCTCCTCGCAAACAGAAACCAACCTGAATGGAATGAAATCCCGAAGTTTTCCTGAATCGTTATGCCCAAACCATCTACCCGCATCGCAATTATGGCCAAAGGCCATCACGTCGCCGCCTTCGCGATCGACGTGAATACGCCCTCAAGTGACGGTGTCCTTCACGCCGTCGGCATGATCGACCCGCGTTGCAGCCCGGCCCGCGATCTCCGTTCGTTCGAGACCGCCGCTGCCGCCTGTGCTCAGTTCTGCCGCCTGCTTGCCATGTCCCGCGACAATGGCTGGTCCGTGGCTCATTATGGCGTGCGTAATTTCGGCTGATTTTTCTTTAACGATGAAGGCTTCTCACAAAACTCAGATCGACGAGATATTTGCCTATTGGCAAAAGGTCATGGACCATCCGACGGCCAAGCTCATCTCATCGCGTTCCCGGGCGATCGCCGCCCGCCTCAACGAGGGGTATACGGTCGATGAGATCAAGCTCGCTATCGATGGCTGCCGCTCGTCCTCCTTCCACATGGGCGAGAACCTTCACCGCACCGTCTACGACGATCTCACCCTCATCTGCCGCGATGGTGCCAAGCTCGAGCAGTTCATCGGCCGCCGCCGTTCCATCTCCCGCACGTCCCAGCCCGTCCGGCCCCCAGAACCTCACATCCCGACCTGCTCCGTCTGCCGCGGCACCGGTTACATCGACTCCCACCCCGACACCCCTGGCTTCGTCCCCGGCCGCCACTTCCTTCCCTGCTCCGCCTGCCGGCCTTCGCCGTGACACGATAACCTCCGGAATTTCCGTTTGACACCGTCAACCAACCAAACGCTCATTTCCGACCGTTTCCGGAAAAATTCCGACCATTATCGTGTTTAAACCCCACCCATTATCATCTCCCCGGTCACAGCCTGTCAAACTCGTCACGTGTCTCTCATTTCGTAACGCGAAAAAGTTTGGATGCACGTATCATTACGGTCGAAGAGAATTTTCGTTCGAGCCTTGAAAGAGCTATTTCCAATTCTCTC